CAGCGTGTCCCCGCCACATTTTAGTGGCAGGATGGTTCACCCAGCCTTTAGTATTTCCTGATAGCGCAGCCATGATCTGACGGCCTTCTAGCAACTGCTTGACAAGACGTTTTTGATCAAGCACTCTGGCACAGTCAGTAAAATTATATTCTGAAAGAAAAGTTTGCATCTGTCACTCCAATTCCTGCACTCTGATACATCTATTGGTGGGTTATCTGCACTCTAATGCAGAATTATTTGGATTCACGGGCTAAACAATTTTGGTAAGCATAGTATGCAACCGTGGCAAGTTCTCGCCAAGTCTTCTGACCCGACCCGCCATCATAGACTATCATAGACTGTGCAATGTTTTCAATGATCTTTTCCTTCTCCATTACCATTCCCTTCCATCAAGGCCGCGAAGCGGCTGATGATAAATAAAGTATATTCAATGGCAATATCATAATGCTCATCAGAATCACTATTCGGACTCTTGATGTATTTTTCATAGAAGTCTGATATTGTTTGTCCAATTACTTCTTCATAATCATTAATATTCATTAGATTCCTCATAATCTGGGTGATCTATTGGAGTGGGAGCCTTTGCCCTCATACCACAATGAAAACATTCCATGTCCAACATGTAAGAAGAAATCTCATAGTCATCAAAAGCAACCACTAAGTTCCACATATCAGAGCCACAAAGACACTCATGTAAAATAATACCAGACAAGTCGTAAGACTGTCCAGTACGTTTCTTAGAATAATCTATTGGATTCATCATACCTCAATGAAATGAAAAGGGCCTAAGACATAAGGGCAGAATATTTCTGCCGCCTCAAGTGCTTTCTTAGCCAAACTAAAACCATCTCCCTCTCCCGCATGAATAGCACCAAGCGCATATGAGGAACCAGCACCAATAGAAGCATAAGAAATGTCATCATATCCCACATGCCAATCAGATTCAACAGTAAATATATGCCCACGAACACCTACGATAAGTGACCATTCAGTCTTTTCATCTTCATGATTGGGATAATCTTGAAGAGCCAGCGCACCCTTAAGTTCTGGAATAAAATCCATAACCATGTATCGCATTAAGTTTTCTTCACCTTCTGGAATATGTGGCGGTGTGAACCAAAACTCTAGAATCTGACCCATACGAAAACTATGACAATAGCCGATGCCAAATTCGCCTTTTACAAATACCTTGGGGGCTATGTGGGGTGTATGAATTATTTCATCTACCGCAGAAGAATCTGCCCCCATGATAATCTTTTGTTTGTTATCTACATTGGTGTCAAGTATTGCTACGATACAAGTCATTAGTTAGGGCTTCCACCGTACATATTCCTATAATTAACAATGTTTACAATTCTTTCAACATCATTCGTGTCAAGGGAGTGCTTCTGTGGTTGCTTTAATAGATAACCAACCCCGTCATAAATCCCAACAATTTTAGCCCAAGCATGGAACGTAAAAAATAGAATTACTGGAAGGTAGGGAATTTCTCTATTCCATAAACTAACTGCTATACCATAGATAACAATTCCATAAATCATCCCCTTCATGGCACTTCCGGTTAAACTTCCGACGATATACCAAAAATTCTTCATTATTTCCTCCTGTTAGGATTTGCTTTATGGATCTTCTCTATTGTATCAAGCCATTCATATACTACGTTCTCAACATTATATTTATTAATGACAAGTTCGTGGCCGCGAGCGGCCTGTTCTTTTCTGAGAGCGGGATCTATTAGTCTTTCCATATGTTTGATCCATTGGCTAGGTTTCCTAGCGGTATTACCCGCTCCTTCAGACTCAAGAATCTGATACTCCTTAGATCCATAGGCTACGAATGGGATACCACTCATGGCATATTCCATCCCCTTAAGAGAACTCTTTGCTTCATTAAACGGAAGTTTATTCAAAGGAACAATTCCAATGTCCATCGGAAGAAGAATATTACCATAATACTCTGGGGTTGCGCCGGGAGTTGCCGTTAATCTTTCGGGATCAATATTTGCAATAGTCGCAAACTCTTTAGGGTCTTCATAGTTCATTCCAGCATGATGAAATCTTAGATCATACTTGTCAAGGAAAGTCCCTAGCCATCCACGAAGTTCTTCAATATCTCCTGATCGCCAAACCATAATTCCTACCCAGCCTATCGTTGGTTTTTCTCTAGCAGCGTCATGCCGCTTAACAAAGTAACTTGGCTTCAAAGAATTCCTAATCTGAAAGACATTTTCATTAAACTTAGAATAATAATCTTGAAGAAATCCCGTACTTGTAATTAATCCACTCGCCCCACGATAACTACCCAACATATGATTACGATTCCATGTAGCATCTCTATTTGGATGCGTTGTTTGAAATGCAATATTAGTTGTAGGAAGACCGTGAAACCAATCATCAATATCAATAATTACTGTCTGCCCCATTTTTTGGGCACGCTCAATGTAATCATTCGCCTCATGCCACATCCAAAGTTTAAGAATAACAACATCTAAACCTTTCGCAGCATTCTTAGAATTTTTTATTGGCCCACGATCCCTTTGCATCAATCTTTCCTGAGTAGAAACAGCAACGAAACCTTCTTTATCGTCCCAGCCGACCTCACCAATAACAGTTTCAACACCAATATTATTTAATTCAGCGGCGGGTCCAAAAAATCTAATCCAAGTACACCCACCGGGGCTGGAAACATTATAATCTCCCCAATCCGAACTAAGCATTCCAATTTTCATTAACGAACCTTTCTAGAGTCCACAGGGGAGGAATTGAACCTCCAATACAATTTTATCAGAATTGCGTGATTACCGTTTCACCACCCGTGGTGATGAGAGCCACCTGTCAGAATCGAACTGACTACTGCCCGCTTACAAGGCGGGAACTCTGGCCTCTGAGTTAAGGTGGCGTACCTCTTGATGGAGTTGAACCATCTTCTATGCCTTATGAGAGCATTGTAATATCCGTTATACTAAAGAGGCGGGCTAATATTTAATACCAGCCGTATGAGCCGCTGTGTGCCCTAGACTGCCATCTGCTCCATGCATTGCATGGTGACCCATAGGATGATTTAATGTAACCATTCATCCACCTGATTTGAGTCCAAACATTAGTCTTATAATCCTTTCCTGCACTTAGCATTTTGCGAGATGGATGAGACTGCGGAATACCACCAGTCTCTTCCCACCCTCTACCATTGTCAGCCCACGGATTCCATGAAGATTCATGTTTAACTAACTGATCAAAACAATACCACTGGGTTTTGCTTCTCCAGAATAGTTCTCCATTGTTCCATGCGCGACGAACCACCATACGAATTGTGTATGGTGAAGTATTAGTGCTTAATGGTTTGTTTGTATATTTTTTTGTATTAATAATTGAATAATTGAATTCAATTGATGTTTCTTTAATAGTCATGCTCTGGGCTACTGGTGCCGATACAGAAAAAAACATTGTAAGAAGGGCAATAGCGGGAGCAATCCTTTTTAGGATAAGCATCTCTACAAGAATAGCAAAAATACCCTAAACAGTCAAGGTTAGGCTACAGTAACTTTAAGTGTTGAAGTTAACTGCCAGTTCCAGAATTGATGTTGATCGATTCTTTCAGCAATAAAATTAGCAATTCCTTGTTCGTTTTCTTCATCTGCCACAATGAAAACTCCCTTGAGTTCATTGATTAACAGACCATTAGTTAGGATAAGTTCTTTAACCATGTCGATAGCGGAGAGATTAAGGCTATCGTTAATCCTCAGAGTAGCATTAGATTCCCACTGCATGGCTCCGAAGGGGGCTTTCTCTCCCAATTTTCTAATATTTTCTGATATGGGGTCAATTGCATTATAAACGTCTTCATAAATTTCAAGGAAGAAAGCATGAAATTGCTTGAACAACATTCCCTCAACATTCCAGTGATACCCATGTGCCTGTGAATACATAGCAAAGGTGTTTGCCTGAAGTGTTTTTAGTTGTTCTACCAGTGCCATAATAAATTCCCCATTAAAGTAATTTAGGCGGGGGCTGAAGATAATTCAACCCCCGCCATTTTAATAATTATATCACGCTATTACAGTAAACCCGTACTTGTTACCAAGTTTAGTTAGACTTATCAAGCCGGGGATTCCATTAGCATCAGTTCCAGAATAACCTAACTGCTTCTGCCAATTAGCATATGCCGACACGGTTCTATTCCCATAGGAACCATCTACCCATGCCCACGTTAGCAGACGTTCTTTGTGCAAAGCCTCCTCAACAACTCGTACACCCTTAGGATAAGTTGTTGTTCCATGTGGAAGGTTAGGATCTGCCTTGGCCGCAGCCTGTACCTTAGACAGGGAAACTCTAGGCTTTGTCACGGGCGGTGGTACTGGAGGAACAGGAGGTTTCGGGCCATACTTAGCAGCATTAGTTCTCCAAAATTCTGCTGAGTAGTATTGACGAAGAGTGTCATTCTTCCTTCCATCATACTTACCAGCAGGACCATCAGGTTGTCCCTGAGGGTTCATTAGCCATTTCCCAGCGTCAGTCCAGTCAGCATGATTAATTAATGCGTACTTATCCCATCCGCATACTTCCATAAATGCAGAATCCATACGACCAATTGATTCAATCTGAGCAGCAGTAATAGTTTTTCCTACACCGGGATCATCAATTTCTGTTCCCCATAGACGATAGTGACCTACGTTTCCCTCTCCTAAACCGCGTGACTTCCAAGGTCCACCAAGACCTGAATGGAAACAAGAACCCCATGAACAAATATAAACTACACCATCTCTTCCGATGATAGCATTTGCGGCTGGCTTAGAGAATGCCGTCATAACCCATTCAAGGGTCGGGCATCCTGTCTTTCCAGTTGCTGATGGAGTTGATGTGTGGTGATGAACATGTCCGACCAAAGGATTATTTGAATCCCACGGACGACCAATGGTAGAACAATTATTCATTTCCTTAAAACGAACACCATGATTAATGAATGCCTGCTTTAGTTGACCATATGTTGGTGTTTTAGTTGCCATCATACGCCTCCGGTACTGCCTCTTCGTTAAACTGAGGAACCCAATTCTCATTTGGCTTCCAGTCAGGAAATCCTGACGCGCAATCGACAGCCTCTTTAGGCCTGACCAATTGCAGAACTTTATCAAACAATCCCATTATTAATTCTCCTATTATTTTGGATTAGTACCGCCGCTACTATTTCCGTAGCCGGTACTTTCAGTTCCATCTTTTTGCGGTGGTGTATTAAATGTTGATTGCCATCCGGCATCTTGATATTTTGAACCAGTGTCTGGACCCATCGTGCCTTTCTGAGCGGGGAAAAATACACCCTCCCAGAATGATGTGGGGGCGTAAGCCTTCTCCGCATATTCAGAGGGAGACTTAGCAGTTCTTACTTCGTCACCTAGTATATCAGTCATTTCAACTGTAAGATCTTCCATATGGTCGATTGCTTCATTCTCAGTCTTATGGCAACCCACTACTTGACCAGTACCATCTTTCAATACCGCCCAGCCACCTTGACAATCTCCAACATTATACTCAACCTTAAACTCTTTACTTCCGCCAAACATGAAAAGTTTTTCCATGCCAGCAACTTTATCTCTAGACCAAGAGAAGCCAGCGTCTCCTCCCCATAAATCCCAAGCAACTCTGCCGGGACTAGGGAAACCTTCCTCTCCCGAAGAGAAACCCTTAGCCTTTTTGTCAACTTCATGACGGCTAAAGAAAGAATACATTCTCTTTACGGTTGATTCGCTTAAACTCTCACGACTTACAATTTGATGAGCACGGCCAAGGCCGATGCTAGTTCCTCCAGCGTTACCTTCCTCTTTCCACTGAAGAGCACGCTTGGCGGCGGAAACCATACCATCCGAAGGAGTATAACCCTCAGACTTTTCCATCTTCTGTGTCTCAGCACTAGAATTCAATGAACTAACTTTATGACCAACAATAGTGTCGGTAGGCTCCCACTTGCCCTCTACTTTTTTATAAACTCTAATCAGAGCGGCGGGATCTTCGGATGTACCATTAATCTCAAACGAGGAGCCGGGAACCTTTACCTTGCCACTACTAACAATTCTAGTAATTTTACCATGTGCTGTTCCTCCTGAGGAACCCCATGATACAAATTGACCTACTTTTTTATCTGACATGTTATTAGTATATCACTTTCAATGTAAAATTGTTACCTATAAATTGGTCCATCAGTTTTCTTTTTACCACAGAAAGAACAAGCATACTTTTTGTACACAGCATCTGCCTTCATTCCCCATGAAGGCCAAACTACCTCATTCAAAAACTCATAGTCATGCTTGCATCGTTTCACTTTCTTTTTTTCTGCTTTCCCTCTATTCGGCAATTCTTCTGGACCATCGTGACTTTGATTAAAATCACGCTTTTTAACACCACCATATCCCCATGAGTTGGGGTTTTTATATTTTTTCATGCTCTCCGACCTAGATTCGAACTAAGACCATGAATTCCAAAGATTCAGGTGCTGCCATTACACCATCGGAGAAAGTTTTAATTTAATTGTACCCTAATATATTATATTAATTTTATTCGCGCCCAAGCCACTCATCTAACTGATTATCAATTTTTTTATTAAATTCAGTATTAATAAAGTATTCATCCAATGCGCCAGCAAGAAGATTGTCAAGATTATCTATTAATGATGATATTACTTTAACATCACTATAGGAAATTATTACCTCAGCATCCTCATTCCAAATCCTTACTCTAACCTTGCCGTCTTTTTCTATTGTTTGAATTTTAAACCTTATATAATTACTCACCAATCATCAATTCCATCCATGCTCCGCGTCGCTCTACAATTCCCATACTACATGCCCAGCACCAGAAGGTGCTGTGATTACAATCTTTAGATTTACGCTTCAAATAATGCGGTGCATCCTTAGGACCAGCACTAGAGCCACAGTCTTTACAAGAATCTTTCTGTCCCAGTAGACGACCGTTGTTACATTTGTGACAGATAGATGCTTTGATTTTTTTCTTTATCTTACGCTGTGCGTCAGATTTAGGAACCTTAACACGCTCAGGAATAGTTCCATCTTCATTTGGAACTATGTCGCCTTTAAGCATATTACATTTTTTATGAGCCAGTCTAAGGTTATATATCTCATCGCTGCCATTCGCAGAGAGCGGAATCCAATGATCAATCGTAGGCTTCTCTCCATGAAAAGGCTTGTTACATAGAAAGCACAGGTTACCATACTGATTTAAAAGTATTTGTACTTTCTCATGCTTTGAAATTAATTTCATTATTCCCTCATGATCATTCTATCAAATTTAAGGACTACAAGCATACGCCAAATTCTTTTGCACGATAATAATGGAACTTCCATATGTATCTCCGCAAACTCTAGCGACAGGTACTGTAACTATACCATCCTAAGATTATGCTTGTAGTCCAGTACGGCGTCGGGTTACTGCCACCCGCTCTAAGATACTTATAAGATACCTTCTGACCACTAGCCAGCCACGCCGCTCGTTTATAAAATAGTAAAGTTGTCTACGAATCTTCTTCCGCCATCATCATCTTCTCCAGACATTCCATCCATGAAATCTCTGAGATAGTCTGGCATTTCTTTTCTCTCTGGTAATTCTATCGTGTTATTACGTTTTCTGGCAAGGGCTGCTTGCTCTTCTACTTCATCTTCATAGTCATAAGTATGAATATTTACCTCTTGATTAGAGTCTGCTGGGGTTCTACTAATTGCATTATAAATAGCCCCACACACAGCATCGGCCAAGTCCTTAGAACCTTTACGAGGGTGATCAATTTTATCTTTTATAATTCTTAGTTGTAACAATTCATCAACCAACAACCTAATATGGGGGCCATGAATTCTTTCCTCCATGATGCCTAAAGCCATATCTTCATAATGTTTCTTAGCCACCGAAAGAATTTCAGCATTCATCCCATATGCTTTTAATTGTTGCATCATGTCATGCGAGTTCCATCTATCAAAAGTCACGGCCCTAATATTAAACCCACGATGTTTCAAAGAGATTATATAATCTTTAACCTCTGTAAAATCTACGCTCTGAGCAGAAGTCGGCGTCCACCATCTTACCGCATCTACAACAATAAAGGGAGCGGCTTCCTTCGTTTGGTTTCCAACCTTAATGTTTACCCATTTATCGACATGTGCCAATGCCACGGCACAATGATCATGCTTTTGGGCAAGGTCAACGTGAACGAAATAGATCTTCTCATCCTCAGGAACAAACCAGTCATTAAATCTATGCCTGTCATCCAGTGCCATATTAAGGTCACTAAATGTTCTCTCTACCTTTTCCCGCGACCTGAAGAAGGCGTCCTGAGCGTCTGGGGGCATACAGGCGAAGCGAGAAAGCGCATCCACTGGATCGGTATAGAATTGAATTGTAAAGTCCTCAATGCTCCTTGTGGGGTTCACATCCCACGTTGTGCGCTTCAGCGCAAATACCCTAGGTACATTGTATGAAATAATATGATCCTCTTCCCATTCGATAGAGAACTTATTCTCAACAATTTCATCGGGAAGATCAGGATCAACCTTAAATTCGTGCGTGTGAACAATGGTTTCTTTCTGATTAACAACGTCGTTGTATCTTTGCTGGATAAAGTCATTCTTATATCGGGGAAAGGAAAGAAGAATTACCTTTCCATAGTCAGGAAATCTTGAATCAACTGACGCACGGTACATTCGGTAGATTGCTCCACCAGTTTTTGCCTGCTCATGACCACTGGTAGAGTCTATATCGAATCCAGAAATTTCGTCTAAGAACACGATAAGAACATTATAGCCTTCCCATGATTCTCTTTGAGAGTGACCGGAGTGAACCGTTACAGATTTATCAAATTCAATATTGTTTGCCTTGGCATCGTAGCGTCCTTGAAACCAAGGTGAACGTTGGATTCTATTTGTGAATCCCTTGAAGAATACTCTGTTTGCCTGTACGGCGTTGATAGCAATATTTATAATGTCAATAGCGTCACCGGGTGGCTTGCCATAATACTTAGCCGGATCCTTTAGACATAAAAGTAAATAAACAACATAAGCGCAAGCGATAGTAGAAACGTAATCTTTTCCGCTCCCCTTACCCAATTGAAAAATGACTTCATTACAGGTTTGTTTCCATCTCTTTAATCCTTCTGTCTCTCCGAATAGATCAATTAATGTTTCTTTCTTATAGATTTGAGTAGATGCCCTGATCATCGTATATTGATGATCTGACAAAGGCGGCAGATGCAAATAGTTCGGTTGTGTCACAAACTCTTCAATTGATACTGGCGTTTCCTCAAAGTCATCAGTCTCTAAGGCTCCCAGAAAATCTTCAAACATTAATCAACCTGAATTACTTCTACTTGATTTGTCACAGCGGATAGGCGACGAGCCACCTCATACTTACATTTATCACAGTTTGCAGTAACATCTCTCAGAATTTCTACCAATAATTTTTGTTTACGTTCTGTCTCTAGTAGTTGTTCAGAGAGTTCACTATTCTCCAGCACCCCGGCCTTACTTAACATATCCAGTCGCTTCTGTTCTGTATCAGCAACCAATTTAAGTGCCTGCGTTTTAATGTTAAGTTGATTATTTGCGTCAGCCTGCTCAACGGTTTCCCATGCGCGAGAAATTATCATAGCATAATGCTGATCTGCTCCCGACAAAGCCTCTCTGGCTCGTACATGAATGTTTCCATCATGGTGAATGATATCTTTCCATTCAGCAATTAATTCAAGCACCAGAGCGCGGGACATGGAAAGGTTTGTAGAGATATCCTTAGGGCTACTACCCTTAAGCAATTCCTCCACGACACGATTCATCGAATCGAATCTATCAGCAATCTCTAGTTCAGACAAGTTTTTTCCTTATGCTCTTCTTTGCACGATGGACACC